ACCGCCACCACGCGACTTTTAATTCCCGCCATACCGGCGCTCCGCACGTTCGTCTTCGCGATCCTTGTAGTACCAGTTCACCGCGAACGTGCCAATGGCCGTGATGATACCGACCCACAGGGCGACATCCTGCAACGTCAGCCCGCCGAAGATGGCGGTGCCCACAGAGGTGAGGTACGCCCAAATGCTCGAATGCTTTTCCATGTTTCTCCTTCCTACCGCCGCCGAGCGCGACGGTCGATTACTCGGCGCGTACCGCTACCGTATTTGCTAGATGCGTTCCCGTAACCCATCGGGTCACTCAGGAACTCGTGATGAAGTGCCTCCTGCCGCTTTTCAGCAGCCTTGTGTGCGTCCTGATCCAGAACGTGCTTGAACTCCCGGACAGCGCCAGCCATCGCCTCAAGGCGGTCATCGTGCGGGAGCGAGCCACGGTCGGTCGTGATGTTCGCAAGCTGATACCACAGCGAGAACCCTGTGCGGGCGTCGTTGCTGTGCTGCCGGGCGTACTTCCGATCCGACTCGAACACGCGCTGATGCACGATCACGCGATGCCGCTGCATGGGCGACACGAGCGAGTCGATGATGCGCTTTTCCTTCTGCCCGGTGCTGTACTCGCCAGTCACGCAGGTGCTCAGGTGCTTCAGGTCGTCCGTCGCGTTCAAGATGGCCCGCAGGTTAATCTCGAACAGGCCGTGCCCCATGTTGGACTCGACCTTGATGCGCTCGACCTTGTTCCGGCGAATCACGTCGCAGAGTTCAGTGGCGTTCGCATCGGTGAGGCCACCCTTCAGACCGCCCACGTCGAGGACGTGAACGTACGGCCCGAGGGCGCACGAGACACCGAAGCCGATTTCGTCAGCGCCACCGCCAGCGGGGTCGATGTACATGAACACGTCCTTCGGCTTCACGAAGTGTGAGTCCGTGGGCGCTGCGTAGTACATCTTCGCGAGCGTCACCGGGAAGTCCGGGCCAAGCTCGACCTCGTACTTCGCGGCAGCTTGCCATCCGATAATCTCCGGCAGGAGTTCGGGTGAGAAGTTCGCCACGATCAGGTCGGACAGGCGAAGCTGCTGGCGCATTGCGTCAACGAGCGACGTGTCGAGCATGTACTGAAGCTGGAAGTCTTCCGGCCCCTTGTCAAGCTCTTTCTCGACCAACTCGGCGTCGTTGTACCGTCCGGGGTCAGTCGGCTGGCCGCGAGAGCCGTCGATGCCGCCGCCCTTACGAAGCTCGGGGTTCGCCCGCATCCGCTGCACAATGAGCGGCGCGATGCGACCGGCGTACCGTTCTTCTTCTTCCTCGGTCGGGTAGCGCCCCGGCCAAATGCGAATCTCGAAGCCACGGCCTTGCAGCGTGTTGTAGATCGAATCCTTGGACTGCGGAGTGCCGAGGTACAGGATGTCACCGTGCGTACAGATGGACGAGAATTCCTTGGACAAGTGCAGTAGCTGCGCTCGTTGGGTGGCGGAAAGTCCGTTCTTGTTCGATTCGATGTCATCCGGGATCAGCAAGTCAGCCCGCTTACCGGGAAGGTTCGACGTGATACCGACGCACGCCACGGATGGCGACTTGTCGATGCCCTTCAGGGCGTAGTGCACATCGAACGCGCTGGTCGATGTACGATCCCCAGCCATGCGGTCGGGGCGGAAACATTCGAGAATGTCCCAAGTTGTGATGAGGCGAACCACGAGGGTTGCCACTTCGGAAGCCTGATCTTCGCCAGCGGAGACAATCAGGACGCGAGTTGCAGGGCGCTGAATGATGCGCCAAACGGCGTACAGGGCGGCGAGGGTTGATTTCGCCTCGCCGCGCTGTGCCATCACCATACGGAGCCGAGGCCCGTTCTGCATGTACTCCGCGATGTCTTCCTGAATCTCGGTCGTGTTGAACCCGAGAAACGCCATACCGTCCACCGCGAAGTCGCGGAAGTCTGCGTACTGTTCAGCGAGGATTGCGGCATGAGAGAACCGTGCCTTGACATCCATAGGTTATCCCTCCATTACCTTGAGGTCTTGTGTTGCGAGTTGAACCACATTGCTGCGACCAGCGCGGCGCTGCTCTGTCTGCTGCTTCAGCTTGTCGCGAAGCGCAGACAGGTCATCCGCATCAGCCGGGTCGGCGGATACGTTGTTGTCCTTGAGGAACTTGATGGCAGCACCAAGGGTCGCAGCGTCCGTGGGCAGACCGTCTTCCATGTCCTGACTGATGCGCTGGTTCAGGGAACGGGCGATCAGAGAGTGCAGGTCTTGCAGGTCTGCTAAGGATGCTGCCTTAGCCATGATGGTTTACTTCAGGTTGAACAGGGGTTCGGCCAGTTCTTCGAGGTCTTCCGGCAGTTCGATGAACTCGTAAGTCTCGAACACGCCGTCTTCGACCTCCACCTCGCGCTCCACGACACTGCCGAAGCGGTCGCGCAGGGCGTCGATGAAGTCCTGAGCCGCAGCCTCGGCCTTGTCCACTACCTTGCGCACGCCAACATTGAAGCCGACGAAGCCGCCGATGACCAGACCGAAGCCGAGTGTGATGAGTTCTTGCATGTGAGTTTCCTTTCGTTAAGAGATTGAGTCAAGTCGGTGCCATTTGAATGGCTTNCGGCTCCGGATCGGGCGCATAAGCCACGATGGCCTTGGCTACCGGGTCGTAAGCGTGGCCCTCAATCGTTGCGNCANCAGGCGCATCAATCCAGTGCAAAGGCTCCGCGACATCGAATGGCACCGGGGCCAGTTCTGCGATTCGCTGGTACTGGCCTTGTTTCTCGTTCGGCGAAATAAGTGCAAACATAATTACCACTCCACAATTACTAGCCCGGGCGATCCCGAAAAAGAAGCGATGGAGGAACTTCCACCCGCACCTATGGTCACAGCGATTACAACCCCAGGCGTGAGGCCGGTGATGTACTTCTCGAAGTACCCACCACCACCGCCATCGGTATTGCTGGAGTTGGTGATGTAACGTCCGCCGTTGCCATACCCAGTTACTGGAGACACATGCGTGTGCCCCCCGAACATTCCAGAACCGCCGCATAAACCACCGGCAGTAGTACTACGTGTCCCGCCGCCCAAATTTATGTCGCCCCCAGTGGCCACACCACCAATGCCACCACTTGGGTTGGCTATACCGCCCGTCGCGGAACAGTAAGCGCCAAAGGATGTTGTGCCGCCATTTCTACTGCCGCCACCCGCGCCCCCGCCGCCGCCACCTCCGCGAACCTTGATGGCGGTAACACCCTCTGGAACTGTGAACCCTCCGGATGCAGTAAATACTCGGCCACGTATGCCACCAGATGATTTGGCCGCAATAGCCTGCGCAACGCGCAACGGAGACATGCTGCGTATAGCGGTTTCCGTTCCAGCTTCCATTTCGGCCTGTGTGGCAGCGGAAGGCTTCTCGCTTTGCACAAACTCAGTCGTTGCAAGCTGCGTGGTGTTCGTGCCAGCCGTGGCCGTTGGGGCCGTGGGCACGGCGGTGAATGCCGGGGATGCCAGAGGCGCGTACGCCGTGGTTTCCAGCGACCACGTATCCGCAGCCGTCTTACGCAGCAGCCCGGAGGTGCCTGCAAGCGCAGCAATGGCGGTGAGGTCTGCGTCCGCAGCCTGCGCACCGATTTCCGCAAGCGACCACGACACGGCAGCGGAACCATCAACAGCCTTGCCCGTTGCCCCGATGGTTAGGGTGCGGGAGGTTCCCCACAGGGAAGTCGTGATGTTCTCCGAGCCGTTGAAGCTCGTGCCGTTGATCGTGCGGGCAGTTTGCAAGGCCGTGGCAGTGCCAGCGTTCCCGGTGATGCTGCCCGAGGGCAGCACGTAATCCGTACCGGCGACCGCGATGCTGGGCACACCTAAGGTGGCCTTGAGCAAACCGCCCGTCAGGGCCGTGACGCGCTTGATGTGGTTGCCCGTGGTGCCGTCGAACAAGACAAGCTCGTTACCTGCAACCGTGCCGGGGCCAACCACGTCGCCCGAGCCGGAACCTACCGGGCCTTGCGGGCCAGTAGCCCCGGTTGCACCTGTAGGGCCTGCGGGGCCAGTGGCACCACGAGGAACGGTGACGTTCAGAACTTGGGAACCAGCAGAGCCGGTAATGCTGATGCTTGCGGACGATCCGGGCGCACCCGTGGTCACAGTGCCAGCAGTCAGGCGGGAGGCGTTCGCGGCGTTCGTCGCAGACGTGGCAGCAGCAGTCGCCGAAGCAGCAGCCGCAGTCTTCGACGCGAATGCGCCGTCAGCGTCTGCCTTGTACTGGCCCAGCGTGAGTGCATCCGTGTCATCGACAGCGGTGCCGATGTTGCGGATGCGGTAATTATGCATGTCGATGTCAGAATAGAACTGACCAGACATGTTCGACTCAAATGCCTCCTGAGCGATGTGCAGAACCTGCGTCAAGTCCTCATCGAGAACTTCAGCAGTGAAAGCCGCGCCCTTCGAGAACTCGTGGCGGAGCTTGGAAATGTCGGTGGTGCGCTTGACGAGCACTTCCACACCGTTCGGGACGGCAGGGGTGAACGTGATCTGCTTTGCAGTCTCGCCCACCCACGCCCAATCCCCGGTCAGCACCGCGTCAAAGTACACGGCGATTTCAGAACGGTAGAGGTAGTTGATGCTCAGGTCAAGCAACACCAACGTGCCGTCAGAGACAGCGCGTTGGGTGCTTTGTGCCATTGATTACTCCTTAATCTGTTGAGCCATGCCGCGAATGAACGGGACGGCGGAAATTACCGGCATCATGGTGAGAGCAGTGCTCCCGCCCTGCGCGGCGTCGAGGTTGGTGGCCGATTGAAACAGCTTCACGCCGCGATCAATCGGGATGAGGCCCGGAGCGCCAACGGCGTTGGACTCCCCAGTGGCCCACTTCAGCGGTTCGCTGAACAGGCCCAGCCCGCCCATCTGGCCGAGCGCCTTCTTCACGAGGTCATCACCTTCGAGCGCACCCTCACCGCGAATCACGGATTGGGCTTGCACGGCAGCGAGTGCCAGCGGCATTTGGTACATCAGCACAAGGCCGACAGCCGCAGAACCGTTCCGTTCGAGTCCGCCAGCGAGCACTTTGTTGTGCGCCGTCAGCACGAACGTGCGGTACGTGAAGATGAACTTGCCCACCGGGTCGAATGCGGCGAATGCCGGGATGTCCCCGAGTCGGCCTTTCAGCACGCTCGCGTCCGTCATCTTCCCGAAGGCGGGCCGCACGGATGCCCAAACTGCATCATCCCATGCGTCCACATTGAACCCCTTGGCCTTGATTTCAGCAGCCAGTTTGTCCATTACGGGTGATTCTATTCCGTACTTCGCCAGTGCTTCGCGGGCCTTGGTGTTGCCCTTTGCGGCGAGTTCCAGACGATCCAGAATCAAATTACCCACAACGCGGGCTTGGTGGTGGTGCACGAATTTCATGGCGTTGGCGTACGGCACCATGTGGCCCCATTGCTGGGCCGACAGTTGCAGTGCATTCCCCATGTCCATTTCATACCCGTCCTCGAACCGCGCAATGAACGGGCGCAGGCGCAGCGATGCCGACGAGTGCTCGGCGAGCACGTTGTTCAACGCACGAGCAGTGTCACGATCCGGCTTCATAAGTTGCTTGAACCCCGGCATTTCCTGCGCGGCGTATTTCAACGTCTTTGCCAAACCGTACTCACCCATCGCGGTTGCGTACTCGGTCATCTGCCACAGGCCCGACCATGCGAGCGAGATTGTGCGGCCATACGATTGCAGCAGGCGGAACTTGTCGTTCACCTTCGCACCGGCAGGGTCGCCACGGTAATGCGCCACCGTGTTATCGAACAGGTCAGCCGCTTCCTTGCGCTTCTCCATCGGGACATCGTGCAGCAGTTCTTCGCGCAGTGCTTCGATGTCCGAACGCTTGCGCAGGCCCTTACGGGCGAACGCCGAGTTCGTGGCGACTTGCTGAACGTACTGATCCACGATGGTGCTCACGCGCCCGTCGATCAAGTCCATCACGCTGAAGTCTTCGCCACCGATACGCATGGTTGCTCGGTAGTCCAAGTCCACCCGGTGCTTCATGTACCCGACCTTGCCAGCATCGTCAGACGCCACGCGCAGCACGTTCAGAGCACGTTCGATTTCGTCGTGCGGCATCTTGGACTCTTTCAGGATGTCGCGCAGTTCTTTCAACTGCCCTTCCCCTGCCGGTGCATTGAACACCGAGTCCTCGAAGTACCCCTTACGCAGCGCACGATCCACGATGGCTTGGCCCACTTGGTCGGCGAGCTTTGCATCCATCGAGTTCGCACGGCGCAGCGCGAGCGAGACGAGGCCAGTGACCTTACCGTGCGCTTGCTCACGAGTCAGCCCGAGCTTCTCCAACCGTTCGATGGTCTGGTCGATCTTCGCACTGTTCCACTTCCGGTTCAGGTAGCCCGGACGCTCCAGCACGTTCTCTGCACCTTCGACACCTGCGGCCTTCATTTCGGCCAGCGCCTTCTTGTGCAACTCGTCCAGCTTGTCGGCCATCGCCGCAATCGCAGGCTTGACGCCTTCGGTTGTGATCGGGATGCCTTGGCGGGTGAACTGCTCACGGCGGAACAGTTCGCGCTGCACTTCGCGCTCGATGCGGGCCTGCACTGCGTATGCCTCACGACTGGTCAGCGGGTTCACCATCTTCCACAGCGAGGCACCTTCAGCGGCCATTGCCTGCCGCATCATGTCCTCGTACTCGAACTGATGCGTGCGCAGGTTCGACAGGATGGCTTCGCGGTGCGACTCCATCGACGTGATGCCGAGGTCGCTGTTGTTGTCGTACAGAATGTCCGCGACCTTCTTACCGGCAGTGCCGAAGCCCTGCATGGTCTTGTGCATGTTCCACATGAGCTTGGCACCGAGGCCACGCGAACGTGACTCCTGCGACAGCGCGGTGTCCACGGCAGCGACCACCTTGGCCGGGTCGGTGTTCACAACACCCGGTTGCAGTTCCTGCGGCACTTCTTCCCACTTCGCATCCTGCACCTTGCGGCGCTCTTTGCGGGCGGGTACAGCATCGGCCACCTTCACTTGCTTCACGCGGGGCTTGAACTCGAACGGGCTGGGGCCTGCATTGATCTTGCCTTCCGGCGAAGACTTCGCACGCACCTTCAGATCGGCACGGATGGCCTCACCACGCCCGATCAGTTGGGCCTCAGTCAAGCCAGAGGTCTGCACGGCCCAATCCAGAATGGCTTGGTGTGCCTTCGACTTGCCCTTACCGGCCACGATGTACGCAGCCTTGTCGAGCGGGTTCTCGAACTCCACAGCGAACTTCTTGCTCTGGTAGCTGTACCCCGGCTTGGCGTTGTCCAGTTCCGGCGAACGAATCTCTTGGAACTCGTACTTCGCAGGTTGCTCGGGGATGTCCACTTCCTCCCACTTCTCAGCCTCGACCAGACGGTAACGTGGCTTCTGCGCAGCGGCAGTGCTTTGCTCGGCAGCGGCCAGCGCATCGTCCACAACCTTCGTTGGGAAGCCGTCATCGGCCTTCACGAAACCCTTGCCGGGTTTGTAGAACGCAGCACCAGCAGCGGAGTTCAGCACGAGGCTCAGGGTGATTTCCTGATCGGACACAGGGCCTTCACCCGCAGCCGTCACAGCAGCACCTAGTGCACCAGCAGACGCGGCGGACACAGCACGGCCCAGCTTCGGGGCAGTCTTGCCGAGTCGCAGCGCGGGCGGCACCACCAACCACATCGGGTCGATGAAGCCGGTGGCGAGGCCGACCACGGGGTGATCACCCAGCACGGTTGCAGCTTGGCGACGGTCGCGGACTTGTTCCATCGCCCATTGGAAGGACTTGATGCCCTTGCCGACTTCTTGCACGTACTCGCGCTCGTCATCGGTCAGAACGATGTCAACCTGCTCGAATGCCTCGTGCTGGTTGATCGGGGTATCGTCCTCGAAGGTGGGGCGACCCAGCCGCTTGATGAGTCGGGTCGTGTCCCATGTGTTAATCGCGGCACCGATGCCGACGAGGATGCTGGAGTCTTCCCGCATCGCACGGTCGGCACGGGCACCTGCGCCAGTGTCGGTGAACGCCGCAGCGCCGGGGACGCGAGCGCCGTCCGGTTCTGCGGTCGTGTTGCCGAATGCCGGTTCCGGCACATCCGGGATCGGGCCTTGAACTGCCGAACCGAACGGCCCCCGGATAGTCGTGTCAGGCTTTGGCAATGCCTTAGCGGTGACTTCAACGGTTGGCAGTGTTTCCATCGTTTAGTTTCCTTTCAGTGATTGTTCAATGAGTCGCAGGTAATTCTGCTGACGCGGTGTGATCTTGTCACGGTTCTTCGGGTCTGCGCTGTAGTACCACGCAGCGGTGCGCTTGAACGCATCCTGTGCCTGCTGCACGTTTCCTGCCTTGAGTGCCGAAGCGAACTCACGGTAACGCTCGCCGGTCTTGTTCTGCTGCGTCATGAACGCCGTACCGGACTGGTACGCAAGCTCAGACATCAGCATGAACGTGGGCTGATCGTGCCGCCCCAGGTCCCGAGCCACCTTGCTGCCTGCAATCGCTGCGTCATTCGACGCCTCAATGAAGCTGCGCTGAATAGCCTGCTGCGACACGGTGCCATCGGGGTTGACCTTCGGATACCGTGGGTTATGCGACGACACGCCGACACCGACCGTCATGATCGGGTTGCCCTTAGTGTCCTTCGCACCGGACAAGTCTTGGTACGGCTTCGCACGCACGCCCTCATGATCCACAAGGTTCGAGCGGTAGCCCATCATCCACGTTGTCGGAACGCCAGCGGTGTTCAGGCCGTTGAACTGCACCGTCACACCGTCCTGCTGGATTCGACGGCCAGAGCCAAAGGTCTGGTTCGCCTTCTCCTGCTCGGCATCGGTCATGGACTTGATCTTGGTCTGGATGTCCTTCGGATTCAAGAAGCTCCCGGTGCCGACACGTTGGCCGTTCCGATCTACTTCCTGTGCCCACAGGCGTCCGTTGCGGAATGCCAGTTGCCAGTTTGCGTCCTCCTTGGTTTCCTTCAGCATCGCGTCGAGTGCAGGGCCGATGGCAGCTTGGTTGCCTTTACCTACGCCGAACACTTCTTCGAGGTTCACGTTGCGTGGCATCGTGAGCGGGCCGAAGCGAGTGCTGATCGTGCGGGCTGCGACGTTCGCCTTCGCCACACTGATGACTTGCTCGGACGTGCTGTGCGGGTTCTGTAACAGCACATGGCTTGCCTCAGTCGCCAGTTCCTCCCGCACGCGGGCGGTGTAGAACTGCACGGTCGGGCCGTCACCGAACCAGCCATCGCGGTCGCCGACCAAGGACTTCGGGCGCAGCGTCAGGTCTGCCGCCGCGTCCTCGCTGAACATGCTCTTAGCCCACGACCAAGTGCTAGACAGCAGGCCACGCGGTTCGATACCTTCGATGGCCTTGATCACGGAGGTTGCAGTCTGCTGTGTACGTGCTGCCTTCACAGCGGGCGTCATGTCGGCTTCCTTGGCCTCCAACTCAGTCGCACGATGCACGGCCTCGTCAGGTGCTGCACCGCCGTCGATCTGCGCGAGGATTCGCTCAGTGAACATACGGTCGCCTTCAGACATGCCCGACAGCAGTTGCACACGCACGCCGGTCTGCCCGCTCGCCTCGGCCTTGCGGATTGCTTGGTCGATTGTGCGGACAGTTGCCAGATGCTGTGGCAACACGGTGCCATCGGGGCTGCGGGATTGACGTAGGGCGGTGCCCAGCACTTCACCCGCACGCTTGAACCCACCGTCCATGCCGTTCAGGCCGGAGTTCAGGTACGCTTGCAGGCGCTGTTCAGGCGTCACCTTGCGGCGTGCCAGCATTGCGTCCAGAGCCTTCAAGCCATCAGCTTGATCCTTGCCGGAGTTCATGATGCCGTTCAGGTCGCCGCGCATGTACATGTCAGCCAGCGCAGAGCTCTGCTCACCCTTGTACTGCTTGTCGAGGTACTTGTTGATGATGCTCTGCCGACGCTCACCAGTCATGGACTTGGAAATCACCATCGGGTCGAGCATGGCGGTCAGGTCGTCGTACGAGCCTTGATACGCCTCGTTGTCGATCTGAGCTTCGAGGTTCACCACTTGCTCCATCTGGAACAGGTTGCGGGCATCGCGGGTGCGGGACTGCGCCTCGCGGTAGCCGTTCGCCACTTTGAGTTGCTGTTCGCCGGTCAGGCGGGCCATCAGGCTCGACTTCCCACCGCTACCATCGGGGATGTCGTTCGATGCCACGAAGTCGTACAGGTCAACCGAGTCGTTCGCCAGCGCGGATTGCAGCATTTCAAAAGTGAGTTGCTGCTTCACGCCTTGCGGCAGTGAGCCATCCATCCACACCGACTGCACCATCGTACCGACAGTGCTGCGCAGTTGCTCGTTGTAGTCGTTGTCCTGAAGCTCGCCAAGCTGGCGCTTGACTTGAGCAGCACCCAGCGTACGCAGCGAGGTGTTCCACTGCGTGTGCACGGCCTGTGACTTCTGTTCGATGATGAACTTCGCGTGCTCGGTCGTGTGCAACTTGATCGCGGCGCGGTCTTGCAGCAGCAGTTGCCCAGCAGCAGCAGCGCGTGCCTCACGGGACATGCTGCCCAGCGCGGGCATGATCTTCTCGCGGCGGGTGGCGAGGTACGCTTGCAGTTCCTCGGGGCCTTTCTCGCGGAGCTTCACAATGTCGGTGGCGAACTGTGCCTCCACATCGGCCAGCGCGAGCTTGCCCATCGTGTCCCGGTAGCCTGCGACTTTCCAATCGCGGGTCAGCGGGTTGCCTTGCAGTTCTTCCTCGGACTCGATCACACCGGCCTGAGCCTGCCCTTCGAGGTACAGGTTGCTGAACTCAATGTCAGCCATCTTGTTCAGTACACCAGAGGCTTGGTTGCCCATGCTCTCCAGCATCTTATCCCGCCATGAGTCGTCACCGACGATCAGCGGGGCTTGTGCGCGGGTATCAGCACCAGCAACCTGAGACTGCTGGAACTCCCGCGTGTCCCGAGTGCGAAACTCAGGTGCTTGGTATTGACGTTGCATGTGTTCTCCTTATCGCGGCCACTTCAGGCCCATGCCCGATGAACCTGTGCCAAGACTGTACAATCCTGCGCTGCTGGACACCTGCGGAGTCGCGGCCTTCTCGCCGAGTCCGAGGCTCATCTTCCGCATCGCGTAGTTCGATGCGAAGCTGCCCAGCCCTTGCAGCAGGAACATACCCAGCATTTCACCGCTCGACGGCCCGTGGTACTCCACAGGTCGGACAGTCGGTGCGCTCTGGTCGGTGTTAATCACCATCATCTGCAATTCGTTGTTGTAGTTCTCCACGGCGTTCTCGAATGCGTCCGTGGTCTGGTCGAGCGCAGCCTGTGACTTCTGCTTGATGTCACTTACTACGGCGTTCGTGCTTGCGCCGATACTGCCAGTGGCTGCGGCGGCCAATGTGGCATCACCCTTGGCCGCGAGGGTCGCTGCCCGGATGTCTGCCGCCTGCGTGCTGAGTTGCCGCTTCTTCAGGCCCAAGTTCATTTGGGCGAGTGCGGTGCTGTACGAGTTGCGAATGGTGGCGTTCAGCCGTTCCTTCGCAATCGCTTCGCCCTCGGCGCGGCTCGCTGCCCCGGCTGCTTTAGCCTGAGAGTTCGCCGCGCTGCTGGCGCTTAGGTATGAGGTGCCCACCGAAATTGCGGCGGAACCGGCCATGAACCATGTCATAATTAAACCTCCGAAAAGTCGGTTGTGATCACCTCGCGTTCGATTTCGGCGAGGTCTGTTTTGTCGGTGACGTGCACCGTTGTCCACACGGTTTCTTCCAGAACGTGTACGACTCGTTTCGTGCCGGGACTCGACACGAATGTGCAGGGCGCGGCCAGTTCCAGCACGCCGTCCTGCTCAGTGAAAACTTGCACGCGCCCCTTGCTGATGACATTGATGTGCGCGTGCTTGTGAATCTTCCCCACGACCACGAGGCCAGCGGGGAGGGTCATTTCCCGACCGTAGGCACCCGGAGCGAAGTGATGCTGAACCGGGCACGCGGCGGGGCCTACGTCGAGGCCACCGTAAACGATGGCGTCTTGCAGGCGCAGAATCGCCTCGCGGCGTCCAAGTTGCAGTGCACGTTCGTGCATCACTTCGATTTCCATGTTACCTCCGTTTGATCTTCGGGTGATACTTCGCCACGTATTCCAGTGACGTGATGTTGAGTTCGCCAGTACCTTCAGTGCTGACCTCCATCGCAGTGCTGCGAAGGTCAGTGCGGCATGGCACGATGCTGATGCTGGTGTCAGCGTACAGCCCGCGACCGAGTTCCAGTTCCGGGCTTGACCACGACAACGTGGGCACGGCGAGTTCTTCGCCGGTGCTGTACGCATCCGTCACAGTCACCTTGAACTCGCTGGAGTTCTTGGTGCCGATCATGAAGCGTTGCAGTGTGGCCTTGCCTGAGTGGATCGTCTGGTCGTTGTAGTCCTTCACCACAGGCGGGGACGGGATGATGCCGCTGTAGAACGGCACGCCGATACCCACAGTACCGCTCGGGTGCGATAGCACCGTGCGCAGCGTGCTGCCCTCGACTGTGAAGCCGACAGGTTCCCCCGCCAGTGCCCCGGTCAGTGACACGAGGCCGAGCTTACCGGCGATGGCCGGGTCGAACGTCAGCATCCACGATGGGATGGTCACAACGTGGTCAACGATACTCAGGCTCACGTTCAGGTCGAGGAACGGGCGGCGCTCCGACTGTGCATTCAGCGCACCGGCCCGAGGGTCGATGGTGCCAATCACTGCCTGACCATTGCGCACGAACACCAGCACGACCACATCGCTCGCGAAGTACGCGGTCGCGATGGGGTACTCGAACGTCCACTGATGCCACGACTGCTGCACCTTCGTGTCGCCGTCCCAATGGTACTCGTGCACGATCAGGCTGTACGGGTCGCCGCTCGGGGCCACCAGCGCCAGCGATGCCACACCCGACGACACTGCGAAACGACAACGGCCACCCATGTACTTCGGGAGGTGCGGCGTGCTGTCCTGTGACACGTACTGCGAGTCCGTGTAGTTCGATGGGATCATTTCCATCGCGCCGAAGAAGTCTTCCGACTTTGGCGTGCAGTACAGCAACGTGCGGCCCAACGTGATCGGGCTGCTCGTCGTATCAGTCTCATGCGCGGACGTGGGCACCGCGGTTGCGGTTGCCGGAGTCACGGCAGTGTTCCCCGAGGGGATCACAGCTTGGTACGCCCGACTGAACAACACCAAGTCCTTCTGGAACGGGATGGCCCACTCGTACGCAGCGGCACTGTTCATGCCTGCACCGACTTCAATCGGGTCGCTGTTCAGCAGACTCGACACCGTGGTGCGGAAGAAGTGCCGGGGCTTGTTGCTGGCGCTGAGAGACACCAGCGGCCCGGACATCAGCACGAGGCGTCCTTGGTAGGTGCCCATGCCGGTGATGCCGTACGTCATCCACTCGTGCAACTCGTTCGAGTCGTCATCGCCCGCGTTACGGCCCACGAAGCTCTCCGTGTTCAGTGCCCACGCGGTGCCGTTCCACAGAATGCTGATCGGCACGTTCGTGATCCGCGTCGGACTACCCCACGCGCCAACCTCAGTCCACTCGGTTGTCAAGTGGTTGTACCGATAGTATTGCGGGGACTCGCCTGTACCTACCCGGCAGATGAAGCCGTTGGCTGCGGACGGAAGCCGCGCCGGGAGGCCGCCGGTGCTGGGAACCACACCTGACTTCGATGTGATCATGAACCCCGTACCGACGCTCGTGTTCACGCTGATGCCGCCTGCGCGGGTCACGAACACGTACGGGCCGTCGCGCTGCACGAATAGGGACGGGTCGCCGGAGGTAGTCACCTGAGAGGTGAACACCGTGAGCGGGACAGTCTCGTACGAGGGCTGGCCGTAGTCCGCCCAGAACAGCGCGATGCTCTGCGACGTGTGCACAGTGCTCTGCCAAGTGCCGCCCACCCTCACTTGGAAGTTGAACGACGCGGCCTCACCATCCTCAGACTCATACCGGAAGCGGAGAAAGCCGTTCGCGATACGCGCTGCCGTCATTTCAAACGGTGCGGTGCGGTTCACCCAATTGGGCGTGATGCTGCTGCCGATGTTCTCTTGCAGTTGTAAGTCGTACACGTACCCGGTGCCCNTACCGGTGATGCGGACATCACTGAAGCTGCCACCGGCAAGCTGATTGTACAGTTGCTCGGCGATGTACTCAGGCGTTGCGAGTGCAGCGTCACCGGAGCCGGTGCCGGAGGGCGTGGTGTAGCTCGCCGTAATGCTGCCGTCGCCGTGCACGATGTTCACGCTGTACCCCTTGCTGAACGCGCCGGAGACAACGTAGAAGAACCCGGAGTTCGCAGGGTTCTGGTCAGTCGTGCCGTACTGCACAACGGGCTGCTTGTCCACGTTGCACAGTAAGAACTCGTTACCCACCGACGACGCACGGATGCGGGTCGGGTCTGAGTTGATGAGGTACGCGCCTCCGTTCAGGCTGGCTTCCTCGTTGAACTGCTCATCCAGAATGCGGATGTTCCCGGTGTTCGTGTTCAACAGAATGTTCACACGCGAACCGGCGATGTCGGTGAACCAACCGAGCGAGTGCTCGTAGTCGGCGGATGCCCATGCCCACGACTTACGAAACACGACGCCGGGGCGGCGGCGCAGGTTCGTCACAGGGTCGGACACCATGTTGACCTGCGCGGTCAGTTGTCCCGGCAGGCGTTCCTCCGGCAGTTGCTGGGAAACGCCTTGCAATAGGGACTTGTACGCGGCTTCGTAAGTGCTCATGGTTTATCCTTGCATTGCGCTAATGAGTTGACGCCAGCGGCGCGACTTCCGTGTGGAGTGCTTACGCTGACGCAGATGCTCGGCCAACAGGTCGCTCCAAGCGCGGGCAGCAAGCCCTTGCCAGATTTGGAGTTCCTGCGTCACGCCGAGGTCGGTTGTGTACGCTTCAATCAGTGCTGAGTAGAACACGTACGTTGCAGCGGACTCGGGGAGTTCATCGAACACCACGCGCTGCACGAGCCTGCCCTTGACGGATTCGGTGAACACGTACGTCAAGGTCTTCGGGTTGAACAGGCGCTGCCCACGGATGATGGCAGTACCTTCGTAATCGGGGACGAACGACAGCGCATCCACGCCAATGTCGATTTCGCCTTGTGCGTTCGGGTACGCTGTGTAGTCGTACTCGTTGAACCACCAACCACGTTGGAGGGTGTTCACTTGGGTTTGCTCGATGATGGGCAGGAGCACCGCCAAGGTCGGGTGCTTCACTTCCAACGAGGTCACGGGACGCTCGCCGAGCTTCGGAAGGACTAGGTTTACCGCGTCCAAAAGTTTCATGTGTGCTCCTTCAAAACGACAAAAAGGGCGACACCCTTGCGGGTGTCGCCCTAGTTGATTACTCGATGGACAGAACTGCCACGCAGTCGCCGCGCTTCAGACCCACGGTGTACATGCAGTACGAGTCCAGCACGTTCGCGAAGTTCTCCTTGTCATCCCACACGCGGGCAACCATGCCCTGTGCTTCGACAGTCACCAGCGTCTTGCGCGGGTGGAAGATCACCATGCGGGCCTTCGCTTCAGCAGCCGACACGTTGAACGCGGGGCCGAGGAAGTGCGAGGCGATGGCAGAGGTCGGGAAACGCGGGGTTTCGATGACCTTGATGCCGTTCAGCCAACCCACACGGCGAGCCGCGAAGTTGTTGTCGCCGTTGCCGCCTTGGAAGTCCACGTTCATGAGCTTCTTGTGGTCGAGCAGGACGTTGAAGGCGTCGGGTTCCATCAGGGTGACGAACTCGGCCAGCGAGCCGCCGAGGTCGCGCTTCACGAAGGTCGCCAGAGCTTGCTTGTGACGCTGCACCAGAATGGCAGCGGCGGCTTCGTTACCGGCCTCGGTGCCCAGCGCAACTTGCGTGTTGTAGCCGGTCAGGGTCACGGCGATGCCGTCGAAGAACGCACCGGAAGCCTTCAGGCTGTCGGGTGCGACCCAAGTGCCAGCCTTGATGAGTTGGATCAAGTGGGCTTGGTCGAACGCCTTGGCGTGTGCGCTGCCGTGTTCAGCCGAGTATTCGGCTTGGAAGTCGGGCGCAGTCCAGTCGTCTTGGTAGTCGATGGGCGTGCGGATGTAGCTCGTGGTGTCCACGGTAATCAGCAGCTTCTCGTTCACGATGCGGGTCGGGTCGAGGGTTTCACCCGCCTTGCGGCCCTTGACGGTCGCACCACCGACTCGATCACCGCGCCAAGTGTTCGAGCGACCGGCGACGGTCTTGAAGTTGGTCAGGCCGCTGGAGCGGAACAGGGACTCGACGCGGAACGAGCCTTCGATGTCACCTTCGTACGCTTCGAGGTGGATGTCCAGATCGGCGGCGGAACCGGCCCAATGGCCGCGAGACATGGTTGCTTTGTATTGGGTATCAGCCATTTATGTTTCCTTTCAATTCAGAATTGTGGGAGTGCCCGCCACGGTGTGCGGCGGGCTACTCATTAGGCGTTGACGGCGGTGATGGCCGCAGTGACAGCGGTGATCTGCGCGTCGATTTCAGCTTCGGTGAAGCGGCCCTGCTTGGCGTTGGCACCACCAGTGGCGCTGCCGTCATCGTACTGGCGCAGCATGACCTCCAGCTTCAGAACGGCGTTGTACAGGGTGCGCAGTTCCGCAGTGGTGTCGGTATTGGTTGCGAGAGACATTGTTGTTTCCTTTCAGGATGGGTTACAGGCCGGAACGCTTGCCGAGTGCACGGCGGGCGAACAGGGCCTCACGGGATTGCTCGAAGCCGGGGGAGTTCGGGTCGATCTTGCGGAGTTCAGCTTGGAACTGCTCGCGAGTCAGACCCTGACCCTGCACACCGGCAGAAGCAGAGTTCAGCAGGGGCGCACCTTGCTGCGGGATCAGTCCAGAACTCCGGCCAAACTCGGCGACGATCTTGGCACCGGCCTTGATGAAGTTCTCGTTCGTGGAGTCCAGCATCTGAGACACAGTGACCTTGAGTTCGTGCGGTGCCGATTGGTTGAACGCGGCGACAGACGAGTGCCACACAGCTTCACCACCGACCGAGGCGTACACCTCGTTCGTCACGGCTTCAGCTTTGGCGTTCACAGCCTGCACGATGCCCTTGGCAATCTCAGCCAGTTGGGCAGCTTGCGGGCCACCAGCGTCACGCAGGTACGCCAGATCAACCAGCGCCGGATCACCGAAGGCCAGAGCCTTGCCCAACACGCGGTCGAGGTCGAGGTCTTTGCCAGCGGTTTGCAGGACTGTCGCCATCGACTTGATGATCGGATCGTTGATCTGATTCACGTCGAATTCGTTGGCGCTGGACTGCATCCAGTTCGGGCGGATCGCGTCAGCTTGGGGCTGCTGCGTTGCGGGTGCTTGTTGAGCCGGAGCCTGTTGACCTGCGAGTGCAGCTTGCAGCAGGGCGACGACGTTGTTCAGGTCGGCGTGTTGCTGTGCAGGCTGTTGTGCGGGCTGCTGGGCTTGCTGCGGTTGTTGGCCCGGATTCTGAACCCAACCGGGTTGCTGATTCGGGGCAGAAATTGCGTGGCCGTTCGGGACGCGGGGAGGATCACCAGCGGGCGGGACTTGGAAGCCCTGATTCGGAACCTGCGGCACGGGCGCGGGGCCTGCTGCCGGAGGTGCGTTGAAACCGTTGGTGGGTACGTGGGTGGCGGACATTGATTATGCTCCTGTCAAAGTTGCGAGTTGTTGGGACTGACCTGCCAGCGTGTCAGCGGCCAGCAGATTCTGCTGTGCGGCTTGCTGGGCTTGTTCAGCCTCGGCGTTTGCTTGCTGTTCTTCCGGTGTGTAGAACAGAGTTGCGGTGTCGATGCTGCGACCCGAGAGCACGATGTCCACGACCTTCTGCGGATTGATCCGCTTGTCGAGTTGCGTGACGGGCAGCACTGCTCCGAGTTCCTGTGCGGCGACCAAGAGGTTCTGCACATCGCTGGCGCGGGCCAAGGGCCGGGGACTGGCCTGCGGTAACATCCGGTGCGAGTTCCCCAGCAATCAGGCCGGTGAGGGCCAAGTCGGAGACGTTCCACCAGAAGGATGTGCGCCATCGGCACTTGGATGCCACCAGACAGCGTGCTGTACACGCCGCCGAGTGCGTACTCTGCTTCCTGCGCATCGCGCTGGAGTTCGTACGCCGTGACGCGCTCTGCATCACGGGTGCCGCCTTGGTACATGAACGCCTTGGCGAGTCNGGACACGACACGTTCAAGCTGGGCTTCTACAGCCGCGAGCTTTTGCGCATCGCCGGATTCGTGGGCTTGGATGGAGTTCGGGTCGCCCCGCACCCACTCACCAGACTCAGACTCGGCCAGATCATCGACATCACTGCCAGCACCAGCACCCACGAGGTGCACGACCCGCATGATTTCCACACCATACAGGGCCGCAGCCTCAGACAGAGTGGAAAGTCGGGCGAAGCCACCCGCGTAATCCTCGACCATTCCGCGACCGTAGTGTTCGCCGGGGATCAAGACCCACGTTGGACACATCCACGGGCACAGGTTCGCAGGATACCAGCTTGCCTCACCGACGCTGATCGTGTCAACTTCTTGTGAGACATAGTACCCTGCGACACCTCCACGGACTTCTCGATGGATTCGGGTGTACTTCTCCACGACTTGTTCAGGTCGCCCGTACTTCGACGCAGATGCGGTGCGAAGTGCGGATTGGAGTTCTTCAGGCAGTGCTTCGACTGTCGTGTACTCGCGCAGAATACAGTCCATGAGTTCGCCGGTGCCGTCCCGCCGTGCGGCGAAACTTTGTAGGCCGTACGCCGTGACCGTGCCCTTTTTGGAGTCACGATGCAGGAGCACGTTACCTGTGACGATCAGGTGCTTCATTGCAAGGATCAGTGCAGCATACCCGGAGTTCAAGAACAGCCGCTTATTCGCGGCCATTTCCATCCGGGCAAACATCGCACGCAGAGCCGCATCATCCAGACCGCGCTTTGCAGCGGCAGCGGCGAACGCCTTGGAGGCATCCGCTTGGAAGAACGGGTACTGCGTGGGGAAAAGCAAACGGGCGAGCTTGCTGGCGAGGTTGTTCGTGAATAGTGCCCCGACTTCTTGGAAGTCGCGCTCCACGATAACCCGCCCGCTGGCGCTCACCTCCGACACGTCAGCCATGAGGTATGGCAGAGTCCACTTCGCGTATTGCTCGCAGCGGCTGATGACGGTCGTATCGCGGAACTTGTTGAACAGGGCCTTGTGAGTAGCCCCTCGCATTAGACGTTGATGCCGAGTTGCGAGGACAGGCCGGAACCTTGGCGACGACGCTTCGGCGCGGATTTAGGGACGGCTGCTTCAGCGCCGCCACCGGCCACAACTTGCGTCATGTTCTCGGTCTTGAGGTCGGTCTGGAAGTTCTTTTGCAGGTTGTTCGCCGCAGCTTGCGCTTCGGCAATCGCCCGCTGGGCACGTTTAGTGCCCGAGGTGTCGATCTTGGGAGATTTCATGTGTTGACCTTTCGGTAAATGGTTTCATAGCGCCACGGGCCTTTACGGTGCGTGAACGCCAGCACGGTTACACCGCTTTTCTTGGCGATGCGGATTGCTTCCCGCATCATGCGGGCGCTCGCGCCTTGATGGCGGAACTCGGGGAGGACGTACTGTGCGAACACAGACATGCACGGGCCTACGTGGGCATCCCACGGGTCGTGTGCAAGGCAGATGCCGCCGACGATCTGATCGCCGTTGTGCACGCCTATCTCGAATCGGCCAAGCCCTTGCAGTGACAGCAGGGATCGGCCAATCCATTCATCTTTGGTTGTTACTTGCAGTTCGGTGCATTCATCCCAAGCCCGAGTGAACATGTCCAGATTCTGAACAGGCTCACCGGGGTTGCGGAATGTCACCAACACCGACAGGGATGGTTCTTGCGTTGAGGCCACGGGTTCGGTTCCTTACAGCTTCGATCACAGCCTGCTGCCCGAAGAAGTGCCGCATGGCAGCTTCCGGGGCGCTCGGCCCATAGACCACTTGTGGAAAGAGGGTTTCAAGGTATTGCAGTTGTGCAACGGTGAAGAACACATCGTCAGTACGGGATTTCGGTTTGGACATGGTTGAGTCCTTTCTATGTTCCATTACGGGTGATTCTATTATCAAGCCCTCCCGGCTTTAGAATCACCCTAGAATGGAATCATTGATGGAATGGGAGGCTTCAGCAGAACATGAACTCAGAATCCAGAACCTCCAGCAGATCAAGAGAACCCCGGAAAGGAGGCTCACCTACTCCATTGACTTCCCACAGGAACTCAGTCAGAAGGTTCGGGCCAGAGTACAGATTCACGAACTCCTGCCGGATGTGCTGGTGCATCTTGTCAACATCGCAAGGATGAGTCCCGAAGGAATCGTGAATCGCCACCATCGCCAGATTATCCGCTGCCATCGCGTTCGCCACCATCGTCAGGTGACTTGCATCGAGAGCGTGCACGAAGTTCGGGCTGATGGCGTTCTGCATTGCGTGCGCTCGGGTGCCATCGTTCCACTCCCGCACCCACACCTGCACAACCCCACACGAGTTCAGTCGCACTTGGTTGTCGGTGAAGTCTTGGTAGTCGTGCTGCACCCAAAAGCCGGTAGGCGTGTGCCACGTCATGCGCTGACCGCTCGGCTGCTGCCGTGCAATCTCCTTCAGCCAGTGCATCGCCTGCGCTGCTGCCGGGACTGCTGCCGCGATGCCCTGAAAGAGCTTCTTCGCGATGTACATGCAGTGCTCGAACGTCTTGGACTCATCCAGCCACTTCTCGCCGACTTCGGGCAGGACTTCCTTACCCAGCACCGTTTCGATGTGCTCTGCCGTGCCGCGTAGGGTTGCCCCGTACACGTACGTCATCACAGGCTTCTTCGCGAGGGATCGGGGAATCCCGACCCGGACGCACCAAGCTGCGAGTGCAGCCACCTCGGGATCGTCGCTCTCGGTGTCGCGCTGGATCACTTGCAGGGTGTTCGTTGCCACGCGGCTGTAAATGTCCTGCTTCGGCCCGTATTGGTTCGGGTCGGTCAGGTTCACGTACAGACCACCCACCGGGTCGCGCAGCAGGGCGCTGAAGTGTTGCAGGCCAGAGCACGTTGCGTCCATGTGCACAGGGATGCCGGTGCAGTACGCCTCGGGGTGCCCTGAGCGCAGAGCCTCGCGGAGTTCCCAGCACGCTGCGAACATACACCACGGGGCATCCTTGCCCCACACCTCGGGGTGATTCTCCGGCTCGTCCAGCGCCGCGATGATGCGGGGCCAGTTCTGCTCAGTCCAACGGGCGCGGTCTTGCATCCGCTCCTTGTCGAATCCCGCAGAGTTCGCGATGTGCACTTTCAACCAGAACAGGCCACGGGGGCCGAGCGGGCGCTTTTCGTGGAAGTGAAGCACCGCCTTTGCAAGATCACTACCTTGCGGGTTCGGCAGGCCACGGTAATACCAGCGTCCTCGCGAGTCAAAATACACAGGGAACCAATACGGGCCGTCAGCTTCGCGAGTGGCCTTCAGGAAGGCGCCCACTTCACGGACGCGACCGCGCCACTCACGCAACTCATCGTAGAACGCGGCGGTGTTCCGCTTCCAACGATTGAACACGGCGAGTTCTTCCTCGCTCGCGCCCTCCTTGACCCAATCAGCGGCGTACGGGAAGTCGGGCTTCTTCGGGCCTTTGACATCCGGCACACCCATGATGTTCCCACCGGCCTGCCACACACGCACGATTGCATCGCGGGTGGGGCCGTGCATCGCTAACGGCACGGCTTGCAGGTAGTTCCCGGCGTTGAACACTTGGGGCATCTTCTCGGCGGTGAACGCCTCGGCCACATCAGGGCGGATACCCTTGCGGAGCTTGCGCACGTTCAGCAACGGGGCCGCAGCCTTGCGTCGGATGCTCAGGTAGCCGCCGTCGCTCAGGTTCGTCCACGGATCGGGCGGGCAGATCATGCGCGTTTCTTCCTTGCTGATGAGGCCATGCACATCCGAGTGCGTGTACCCATGCAGGAACGCATCAACTTCAGGTGCGAGTACATACGCAACGGTGGTGCCGTTCTTGTTTGTACCGCGCACGGTTTCGATCATGCCCGCTTGGTAGCACGCATCGACACCGAACTTCCCAATCTGCATCATTTCGGTCTTGGTCAGGGCCAAGTCCAGCGTGCCTTTGAACACGCGGTCAACGGCCACGTTGTACAGGCGTCGGAGGTGCCCGTAGTCACGGGTGTTCTTCTCCTTCACCTGATCGTGAATCTTCTGCATGTACAGCGGATTCACTGCCTCAGCCTGCCGGATGCGGACTTCGAGTTCCCACAGCTTGCCCACGTTGAACGTCAAGTCCTGAACGTGCACATGAGTCTCGGGGCTGGTGCACATACGGATGCACTCGCGGATGGCGATGACAGCGGCCACGTCCAGCGGAAGGGCACGCAGCCACTTCTTGTACTTGCCGCCGATACCCCGCGTCTGCACCTCGCACACTGCCTGCAACTCCTGCTGCACCGCCTCGCACATGCGACCGATCAGCGCGTGCGCTCGTGGCAGTTCGGGGTTTCCCTCGCGACTGGCTTTGATGAGGGCTTGCAGGCGGTCGGCCTGAGCCTGAGCATCGGATTCCAGTTCGTACTTCAACTGCGCTTCGCGCTGATCTTGCATGTTTACTCCTTACAGACGGATGCCGTAATCGGCTTGGACTTCGCGGCGGATGCTTGCGACTTCGGTGGGGAAGGCTTCTTCGTGTTCCTTCAGCACGAGGCGGGCCTGTGCGGCGTTGCCGGTTTCCATCGCGGCGACGACCTTATCGCTCAGGATGTCGCGGTCGGATCGGGTGGCTTGTTTCAGCGTGAGCATTGTTCGTTCTCCAGTTCGATTTGCAGAAGTGCGAGAGCACGCCAAGCGAGCTTCGCGGAGTGGCGGATGCCGTCAGTGTCGAAGGCACCCCGGTCGATCAGGTGACGCGGGATGCAGTCGGCGTGGTCGGTGCTCTTGCCCTTGGCCCAATGCAGCGGCTGGCCGGGGTTGTGCTGGTCGTTACCGGCCTTGCTGCACTTCGCGACCTCGGCGATTGCCAGCGGGAAGTAATCGAGCACCCCGGTCGTGATCGGGATGCCCTTGCGTTCCTGCGGGTCGGTGGGCAGCAGCATCTGCTTCACGTTCGGCAGAGGCTGCGCCGGGGCTTGCGCCCCTTGAGTGATGCGGCGGGGAACCACCCCGGTCGGCACGCCGTAGTCGGGTGCAGGCTCGGTCACGAGGTAGTTGGGAAAGAGTGTCAACTGTTCCATGAGTTCTCCTTACAGGCAAGTGATGAGGGCTTTACGCTTGTCCTTGGTGTTCAAGGTGAAGCGGTTGCGGCTGTGACCGCCGCAGTCGCCGCACTGGTACGCTTGGTACGTGCTGACGCCACGGTGCACAACCTCGGTCGGGTGCAGGTTCGGCGAACCACAGCGAGGGCAGCGGCGCTGCTCGTCGTCGTAGTAGTGCGCGAGGTTCGGGTGACGGCGTGCCCACGGGCGCAGCAGCAGGTACAGCTTCTCGGTGGCAACCACGTCCTGCTTGTTGTACCGCTTGCACTCGGCCCACGCACCCGGCTCGTTCGCCAGAATGCCCAGCCACAGCGCGAAGCCGGGGTACTTCGTGTGCTTCGACTTCTGCTCGTCCGTCAGCGTGGACAGGTACTCCAGCTTGTTCGACGTGAATGCGCCGACCTCACGGGCCATGAGCATCGTGTCCACAATCTCCGGCTCGCGGAACGGCTTGAGGCCGTGGTAGATCATACGAGCGCGAATCTTGCGCATGTCGAACTTCTGCACGTTCTGGCCCACAACGATGTCGGCCTCGTCCAGCAACTCGCGCAGCCAGATCAGCAGTTCCTTGTCGTCGCTGGCACCGCCTGCTTGATGCTGCGTGTCCACGTACTGCACCTTGCGTTCGTGCAGCCATTTACACGCTGCACTGAAGACTGCCCAATCTTTCACAAGGCGGTCGAGAGCACGGGGTTCATCAAACAGGCTCCAGTTGTACGTCTGGAGCGGGAGGGTTTCAATGTCTGCCGTCAGAATCTTCGGGCCTTTGATTGGGTTGGTCATTTGGTTCCTTGTTGTCGTCGTTGAAGTGCGAGTTCCCGCCTTGCTTTGAGGGCAGCACGAGCCTCCCGCGCTTTGCGGTTCCGGTCGTCTTTCTTCTCGTCAGCGGTCTTGTGCATCGGGTAGATGAGGTTCTTGGGCGGCTTCTCCAAGTAGGTCACGAGGTTCTTGAGGTACGGGATGATGTCCGTATAGCTCGAAGACTTCGCACCCCACCGGGCCGCTGCGTTACTGATCTTGCCCTCGGCTGCGTTGCAGCTTCGGTGCAGCAGGCCACGGATGCGGCCTGTGTCGTGGTCGTGGTCGATCACACCCTCGCCCTTGATGGTCAGGTCAATCTCTTTCCCGCACAGCGGGCACAGACCGTCCTGCTCCTTCAGCAGCTTGTGTGCGTACGACCGCATCATGCTGCGGGCGAGCTTTACGACTCGCTCACTCGTTTGTGTCTCGCTCATCGGCGACCTCCTTCGGTAGCACCCAATCACGCAGCACGCAGTCTTCGATGAAGTCGCGATTCGCGGGGGTGAGGTTGAGTTCACGCATGTACTGGATCACGTTGTCTTTGTGCCAGCGCGTCAGCCAGAGCAGCCAGCCCTCGGCCACTGCGTTCTGATTTATTGCGCGGTACGCATCGAGCACGATGTTCGATGCGTCGTGGATGCACGTCACATCCTTCAGCACATTGTACGCACCGACTGCGCCGCAGAGCTTGCCGTTGTACTTCGCAACACCCTGCACGTTGTCGGCTGTGTCACCCATGAGCATTTGCGCCCAAAAGAACAACGGGCCTTGACCCGTGAGCTTCGGAGTACCGCTCGGCGTGTGCTTGATGCTGACCCAGCCAACGGGCTGACTCGGTTGCACTTGGCCCCGGTCAATCTCGTAGTACGGGTACGGCGTCATGCGCAAGTCCTTGTCCTCGGAGCAGATCACACCGTTCTCGCCGAGGCGGTAGGCGTCTTGGATCATGCCGTCATCGGCTTCGAGTTCGCGGTGCAGCAGCACGCTGTAGTCGTCCAGCCATGTGGAGTTGTCGGCCACGAGTTCGCGCAGAGGTTCGAGCAGCGGCGGCTTCGCCTTGCTCTTGCGGTTGCCCTGATACGGCTTGCCTGCCTTCACGCGGAAGCGGCCATGCTTGTCAGAGTCGCGGCTGGTCAGGTGGATTCGGCAGTCGCTTGCCCCAGCGAGGAACATGCGCTTCAGAATCTCCTGCTGGAAGTTCCGAAGCGCAGTGTCCAATCGCTTTACCGTTGCCGCCGCGACGTAGCACGGGCCGTCACCATCAATGATGAGTGTACGACCCGGCACGGCGCTTTGGAATTGGTCGGGCAGGGCGCTGAGGTCAACGCCCTGAACGATCATGCGGGCAGAACCGGGCTAGAAGGGACAGCCGGAATCGCTGCGGCAGGCGTCACAGGCACTTGCACGCCAACCGGGGCCAGAGCGGGGGCCACGGCCACAGGGGCAGGGGTCACTGCCGGGGCCACTGCCGGGATGGCAGCAGCCGGTACTGCCAAAGGGGCGGCAGGCACCGCAGCAGGGGCCACAGGAGCCGCCGGGGCAGGGGTAGGTGCCACCGCAGCCGGAGCAGCCGCCACAGGGGCCGCCACAGGCACTGCCGGGGCCGTTGGCAGGGCGGTCACACCCGACGACATCAGCAGTTGTTGCAGCGGGGAACCTTGGAAGTCCAGCGCGGCCAGAATCTGCTCTTGGATGCGGTTCTTCGACTTACCCTCGTACTCACCTTCGATGTACAGGGAGTCCCACGCTTCCTTGGTCGGGCGTCTCCACAGGAACAGGCGGTACATGTCGTCCGGTGCCTCGGCGATGGGGTACGGCTGGCGCGTCACCGGGTCGAGCGGAGGCAGGAAGCCGTCGAGGTCGATGCGGGACACGATCTTGGGATCGGTCTTCGACTTCGGCACCTGCTTGATCTTCACGAGGAAGGTTTCTACCGAACAACTGCGCGAAGCTCTTGGCGGTGCCCTTCCAGTTCAGGGCCTTGAACAGCTTGAACGCACGGGCCTTCTCGTTCCGGGACAGCGCGGTGTTGTACNTGCGGACGATGTACGGGGTGCCGTCATCGTTCTGGTAGCCTTGGCCGGTCAGGGCGAAGCCGAGGGTCGAACTCCAGCGCGGGGTCTTTGGCTTGGCCTTGGAACTCCTGCGGCTGGTTCCCGAACTCGATGTATTCGACCAGACGACCGAAGGCGTAGCCCTCGGGCAGCAGGCGACCACCGCCGCCGCCTTTGACGGCTTCGTTCAGGTCAATGCCGGATTCGGCAACGTCTTGTGCGGCGAGGGCTTGGAGGGCGGCGAGTTTTGCGGACATGTGAATTTCCTTTCAGTAGTGGTAGGTTTGCTTGGCTTCAGTGTATGCCGCCTGTGCGGCGGCTTCCGAGGTGAACACCCCGAGGTTGATTCCCACCCCGTTCACGGTGATACGTGCTCGAAACTTGTTGCGGAACTTAGTCACCCCGAGTGTCCCGGTGCTATTGTGGGCACGGGCGCGGTGTAGGTTCCGGTTGTTGGTTCTGGTGTCCACGCTGCGGAGGTTTGACCAGACGTTGTTCTTCGGGTTTCCGTCGATGTGGTCTATGGTGTCAGGCCAATCCCCGGTCATGAGGTAGTACGCAACACGGTGCGCCCGCATGTTCTTATCATTGAACCACACGGAGTAGCTACGGGCGTGCTTAGACGAGCCGGGGTGCCAGTCCCGCCGTGCATTGTTACTGCACGGCGGGACGCGCCGGAACAATCCTGTTTCAGGGTTGTACTCCAACATGGTCAAACTACCTTTGACTTCTCGTACATTGACGGCCCAGCCTCGACCTCGCACGGGAACGGCACACCGAGGTCGTAACCGTATGCCTTGAAGAACTCGGGCAACGACTCCATGATGTGTTTGACGGCGACGACAACTTCAGCGAGGACGCTGCGGGTGCAGTCGAGGTACACGGCGTCGTGCACCTGATTGATGATGAACACGCGACCGCCGAAGAAGTCACGGCTGATGAGCCAGCGGGCAATCTGGCCTGCGATACCTTGCACGAAGAACCCGGACTCGCCTTGGATCGGATAGTTCCGCATCTGCGTCGGCTTGAACTCCATGAGTTCGATGCGCTGGCCGTCCACCCACTTGACCTTCGGGTACTGCCTGAACTCCATTGTCGTGCCGCACGGGCTTGTCCAAGTGCCACGACCGTACACACGCCAGCCGCCGTTGTCGGTCTGCTCGCGGTGGATCGTCTTGGTACGCTCGACCTCGGCGAAGATGCGTTCTTCGTAGAACTTCTCGACATCGGGGAACAGCGCCTTCTCGGCGTCGATGAACGCCTGCGCTTCTTCCACAGTACAACCAGTTGCGAACGCAATACCCATCGCAGTTGCACCGTACTGGTACGCAAACGCCTTGGGCTTGATGTTCGTCCGCATCGTCTTGTACCGCTTGTGATCCGGGTGCGAGTCATCCTTGCACTTCAGCAGCACGTCCTCGTAACGCTCACCGAGTTGCTGCGACAGTCGCATACAGTGCATGTCGATGTTCTCCAGCAGGGCTTTCACGAGGTTCACGTCCTTACTGAACGCGGCCAGCGTGACCACTTCCAGCGCGGAGTAGTCCGCCTCAATGACTGCGCCGACAGGCTCACCCTTGTTGATGAGGGCCATACACTCGTCGTATACGTCCTGCGGGATGATCCGGCAAGCGAGCGCATACGCCAGCCAACGAGGATTCTCGAAGCGGCTGGTAAACATCTTCTTCACATCGGACGTGTCACCACGCGGGATGTTCTGCATGTTCGGGCGGTTGCTCGACAGGCGTGTGGTTACGGTGCTCGTCGTGTTCAGGATGTGGTACACGATGTCCTGATCGGTCAGGTACTGCAACATCCCGGATTGCTTCAGGACATTGCCTTCCTCGTCGCAGACTTCGCGGAGGTAGTACGTGCCCAAGTCCTTGTCGATCTTGGCGAACTTCAGCAGTGAGGTCAGCAGCGTGCGTGTGCCCTCATCGAACTCCTGCCGCTTCGACAGCATTTCGATTGCGTCGGCCCCGGTGCTGTACACAGGTGAGCCATCGGCGAGCTTGCGCTTCCCGGCGAACTCGTCCTTGAACGACTTTTGCACATCGTTCGGCAGCTTCGACAGGTCGATCACACCTTGCAGCACCACCTGACGGTCGTACCACTTCTGCTTCGGGGTCTGCCCCGGCACGGCGTGCACCTTGATCTGGCCCTTCTGCTTCCCGGCCTTGTACTTGTCGGCTGCACCGTACGCTGCGACGCAACGCTCGAACGATTCGCCGTCCATGTTCTCGCCGTTCTCCATTGCGACAGGCACGAACGTGTCGCCGAACTTGTAGCAGTCGATCTTCTCGAACTTCGGCGTGACCCCATCATCCTCGAACCAAGTGTCGCGGATGCGGTATTTCACCGGGCCACCGAACAGCCATGCGCTCATGTGGAAGTCGCTGGTGTCCTTGAACTCGACGTACTCGGGGATGTGCTGGCGGAACGCTTTGAAGCTGTCCGTGAGTTCCAACAGCTTCGCCTCCTGCTCGGCCTTCTGACCGAACGCAACGTCGCGGTTCACATGCAGGCCGGAGTCCATTGCGAGCACGTTGAAGATCAGACCTTCCATGCGCAGCAGCACCATGTCCCACATGCCGCGCTGCTGGAGCAGGGCGACTTGGCCGTAGAACGTCTTGCGGGTGTTGTCGATGTCGCCGCCTTCGCCGATGAGGTACTGATCGAACAGCAAGTCCTTGTCGATCTGCGAGGTCAGGTGGCCCTGCTCCCACAGAATCTTCACGCCGTCAACCTTCTGCGTGCCGCCGTACTTCGGCGCAGTTGCGTCGAGGCTCGGGTAGGTTTCCTGCTGGTTCGTGAGCAGGTACTCGGCGTACGCCGTGCAGAAGATGCGGCCCCCGCGCTTCAGGAACTTCAGGATTTCCTCGCGTTGCTTCACGAGGAACCAGTCCATTTCAAACGCGGCGTTGTGCGCCACGAGCAGCCACACATCGTCGGGGATGGCGAGCCACTGCGCGTTGTCGGCTTCTTCCTTCGAGGTGAAGTACGTGCCGGTTATCGGGCCGTCGAACGGCACTGTGTCGAGGGCGCGGCCCTCGGCAACGATGTAGTTCTGCGGATGACGTGGCGAGGCCAGCGCACCAAAGTACGAGTGGTTCTCAGTTTCCAAGTCAATGAACATGATACGACTCATGCGTACTTCTCCTTCACTTTGAGTTGCCATGCCTTGTTGCCTGTCTCGGGCTGCACGATCCGGTCGTGTTCTTCGATGATGCCAGCCTTGATGAGATTCAGCACAGGCGCGGTGATGCAGTTGATCGGCTTGCCCAGCCGGTTCGACAGGTCGAGGCGGGTGGCAGGGCCATCCACGTACAGGCTGTCGAGCACTCGGGTTTCGAGTGTGCTGATGTCGCGCTGCGTCTTCTCCTTGAAGAACGCTTGCAGCGAGGTACTATCGTTTGCCATCTTGAGCCTCCTGCATTTCTTGTGCAGCCACATGCTGAACCAGCACCCGAGCACACCGCCGAACGTCAGCGGGATCGCTGCGTACAGGCTGGATGCTTTGATGATGGTCGTCACTGTGAGCACTTCACACACAGCCATCGCTGCTGTCACAGGTGGAACCCACATGTAGCGGTGGTGCTGCACATTCAATTGTTGAAACGCCCGCATCGCAATGAACACGAGCGAGGACAGGAACAGTCCGATGTATGTCATGCCTTCGCCTCGCGCAGTCGATGGAACACGGGGTGGCGGTAGCCGCCTTGGCGGTCGCGCTCCATGTACCGGAACTCAGCCCACTGGCCGAGGTACTTCGCCTTGTTCTCCCACATGTCGCGGCCCAACTCGTGAGCGATGCCGTGCGGGCTGGCCTCGGAGCCGTCCTCGACCTTGATGATAACGCTACCTGCGCGGCCCAGCGGTGTGCCGTCCTCGCTGGTGGCCTCGTGAATCTCGGTGATGATGCCGTCAGCGTCGTCCTCGGGCTTGACCTTGAGCCAACCATCGGTGCGCTTGCCGCGCTCGTACGTGTGGTCGAGGCTCTTGACCATCAGGCCCTCGAAGCCACGCTCGCGGGCAACTTGGAACATCGCGTCCACGCTGTCGTGCTCGTGTGCCCAAGACCCGGCAGGCTGGAACAGGTTGTCGAAGTCGATGCTGAGTGCGAGTACAGCCACGTTGTGCCGGATGCCCATGCGTTCCTCGAAGCGACCGTTCAGGGTCGGCAGGTCGAACAGCAGGAACTTCGTAGGCTTGCCGATAAGATCGTCAGGCAGGCCCTTGCTGCTGCGCACCCAGCGGTACGAGTCGTTGTAGTTCTCGTTCGCCTCGAAGCCTGTGTCGAATTCGTACAGGCCGGTGATCTGCGCAAGCTCGACCCACTTCGCGTCGAACTCGGACAGGTTGTGCAGCGGCTTGCCTGCGAAGCTGATGTAATCGACGGCCCAGTTCTGCGGGTTCACGATCACATGGCAGCGGATTTCGTCGTGCTTGATTTCGACCCATGCCGGGTACGTCATCTTGTGTTTGCGCTTCTTCCAAGTGTGCCCCTTCATTAACGATGCAGTCATACGTGCCTCCAAGTTTCTCCCCGTAGGGCGTGTGAAATTGTCCATTGAGATACCCCGAGGCGGCGGGCAATCGCCCGTGTGCCGTGCTCGGGGTGGCGTGGTACATACTCCGTGCGGATCGCGGCGACGGTAGCCTCATCCAGTTTGGCAGTACGCCGGGCGCTGCCTTTTGGTTGTAGGTTACGGTCGAAGGCGTCACGTACATTTGTGACTTGTGTACCCACTTCGAGGTGCTCGGAGTTGATGCACCGCTTGTTGTCGCAGGTGTGCATAGCCACCTCACCACGCACCAGTGCGCGGCCTAACTTGGCCTCAAGCACTCGGCGATGTTGCTGCTTGTTATACACCTGCCGGGTGCCGCACCGCCCGTGATCTATACAGGCCATGTCAACCTCCAAAGTGTTTGCGGAGATAAAGAACGTCCGGCTTCCCGTACTCGGGCAACCACAGACTCGGTGCGTACGCGGTGTTGAACCGCTCTTGCTTGTACAGCAGCAAGCCAGCGGCGTACCACGCAGGGGCCACAGGCTCGAAGCAGTCAAGCTCCATCGTGCTGAAGCCCAGCGTGCGGCACAGATCGACCACACCCTGCGCCGCGCCGCGCTTGCCCTCCCCGATGCGGAAGCAGCCAGTCACCTCGACGGTGTTGTGCCGCATGGCCTTCAGGCACACGTACACACCGTGCTCGGGGAACAGGTACTTGTCGCCCTCGGGGCGGAACGTCAGGCCCCACGCTTGGGCCGGTGAGTCACGGCGCAGCAGGTGCAGTGCCCTGCCGTACTCGTGCTCGGCGATGCCTTCACAAAGAATCATGTTCATGCTCCTGTCCCATCGTTGAACACACAGCGGGCACCGTCGAAGTACACTTCGGATTGGAAGCACGAGGGCTTGCCCGGTGTCGCGAACTTGTTTTTCGGGGACGACAGGCCACGGATGGTCTGTGCGTCCGGGTTGTCCAGCGACCCCATCATAATGATGACATCGGTGGCACCCTGAATGCCGGTCTTCGAGTCCTTCAGCGCGGAGTACGGTGGGTACAGCATGTTCCCACCCTCGACGCTGATCTGCACGGTAGCCATGCCGATGCAGTCGTGCCGCACCATAAGCTCGCGCCACTCCTGCCAGATTTGCTCGACTGCATCCGCCTTGTTCGCGCCGTTCACTGCGCTGCTCAGTCGGAAGTTCGCCAGCATGTCGGCCACCACCACGGCGGGTCGTTGGGCTTCGATCACCTGTTCGATCTGCGCGAGGCTGGCCCCGTGCATGTCCTTCACCCGGATGAGGTCAGCAACCCCGCCGATGGCCTGCGTGTACGCGGGCACCAGCGTGTTNGACATCAGGATGATTTCGTTCAGGTCTTTGCCCAGCGCGGCTTGGTAGATACGCGGGATGATGCGCTTGCCGCTGCCCTCGTTGTTCAGCCAGAGGATCGGGCGCTCGCCCTTGTACATCTGCACAACCTGCGGGGCGAAGTCGGTCAGCACCGAAGCGATGAACGAGGTCTTGCCCTTGTCAGGCCGCGCAGCGATGGCGATGCTCGCCCCGCCTTGCAGCCCGAGGATGTGCTCACGCAGCGCAGCGATGCGGCGGAACTTTCAGCCCCTTGTCGTCGGACACCTCGGCCAGCAGTTCGTCAATGCCGGTCTTGATGTAGTCGTCAGGGGTGGCACTCACTTTGCTGCGCACTGCCTGCTGCGAGAGCCGGGACAGTTCGTACGCAAGGTCAACCTCGTCGCCGCGCTGGTACTTCTCGATCAGCGCAGCGGCTCGGCCAGACAGGTCGAGTTCGTACAGTTGCCCGAGGATGCCGTTGATCGCGGTGTCGTCGGGTTTCTGCCGGAGTTGTTCGATCAGGTGCAGGGTGATCTGCACCGACTCGGGGGCGGCATGGGCTGATCGCAGACGCACGAGCGATTGCAACTCGTCAACGTCCACAGCATCGCGCTCAGGGAATGCGCCGAAGTACGCGCCGTACCATTGCATCAGGGCCAGCGTGTCGGGTGCGACCATCCCCTGCGGCACCACATGCTTCAGCGAGTTGTAACGCTGTTTGTTCGACAGCGCGTGTAGCAGCAGGGAGTCCAAGGTTACACCTCCAAGCTAGTCAAGAGTTCGCGGTACTCGTCCGTGCTTATGACGCCCAACGTGCGGGCAGCAGCGGCCTCGTCCACGATCAGCGGCAGCGGGTTCAGGATGGTGCGGGTCAGCGCGTCCTGCTGCTTGCCGTAGTGCAGTTCATTCAGACGCTTCGCCACGCGGAGAATCACGGGCAAGGGCAGCGGCTTCTCGAATACCTTGGACAGCGTTGTGATCTTGGTGAGATACCAGTGATCGCCGATTCGCAGGTCGCCGTACGGATACCGGGCCTCGTCAATTTCAAAGTCACGCATGGATAACTCCTTTCAAAAGTTCACGGATGTCTTCGCAGTCCATGTCCTTGGGGTCAAGCCCCTCGGGTGGCCTTGCTCGAAGTTGTCGCGGCACGAGAGCACGCATCCGCTTGCTGCCGGATTTGTAGCCATCGTCCCCAGCACTGTCCCCATCGTATGCCCACACGAGGGTCGTGCAATTTTTGA